CCATCTTACGGTGCATTTGTTCCTAAAAGAGAAGGTACGGGTAGTATGACTTTTGAAGGTCAATTACCATTTATTATAGGTGCAAGAGATACAGCTTTACCTAAAATTGCAGCCGGCAAAATGGATGCTTTACCAAAAGATATAAAATCTTATATGGGTAACCCAAGGCTAAGCCAGAATATTGATCAACAATTTGTAGATGAAGCATCTACTTATTTTGGTAAATTAAAGAACGAAGGTTCAGATCGAGCTGAAGCCTATACTTTTGACTTGTTAGAAAATTATCTTAGAGGTCTTCAATAGTGTCTTTTATTAATTCCATAATATCGTCTATTGCTTCCTCAGCTTCTTTTGGTAAGTCTTCTTTATTAGGCCAAGTCAAGTATGCTAAAGCAGTAATTTCGTTTCTTATCGTTTCTAATTCTTCCATTCTTCTCTCTCCTTTTAACAAGGTGTTAACATATAAATTTAGCAAGGTAAAGTTTAATGGCTAGACTACCTGTACAACGTCCACCTTATTCTCAGTCTATACTTGATGAAGTGTCAGAAATTTCTCGTAGAGCCGGCGGCTTCGGCCCAGAAATCAGACCTAGAGATCCTACTTTTTCTGAAGACATGACTGGCCTATTCACGCCTTACATTGGTAAAAATACGGCAAGAAGTTTATTTGGTGGAAGACGTGTCGGTGGCGATATATTATCTAAATTTGCTGACGGCGCCGGATTAGCTAATATTATGCCTTTAGTTTCTGGTGTAATGTCAGGCGGTCAGGCCGTCAAAGACTTTAGAGCTGGCAACTATAGCGACGCCGCAGTAAATACAGGCTTTGCCGGTCTAGATCTTGGGCTAAGTGGGCTTGGGCTTAAACAGTTATATAAAAATGCACCATTGAGAAATACTAATAGACCATTAAAAAATATTACTTTGTCTACAGGCGGTCAATTTGATCAAAAACCTAAAGTTGAATATAAGGATGCAGCTCACTTTATGAGAGCAGATAAAATGATGGGTAATATGCTCAGGCCGCCATCAGCAACAAATCCAGAATATATACCAAGCCGTTTTGATCGTTTAGGAGTTCACGTAGGAACGCCTAAACAGGCAGCAGATAGATATAAATTTACAAGAGATGTAATGGAAAAAGAAGAGGGTATGACGCTACCTTTAAAAATTAGAACTGATAAACCATTTGAAATTAAAGATTTTGAAGAGTTTGGGATTAAGCCAGATTTAAGATTTGATATGACTGAGGTCATAGACGGTAAAACTGTTTTAACTGAGGATGGTGTTAGAGAAGCTATGAATGCATATGCTGATGCAAAAAATGTTGATTTAGATATAGGCGCAGATTTATTTAGAAAAGAATTAACTGATAAAGGGTATACTAACATTCCCTATATTAATCTTGTGGAAGGCATGAATAGAAGTGCAGAAGATTTTGCGTTACTTAAAGGTAAAGGTATAGATTTCACAAAAGAAAACATAAGCAACATTATGTTAGTTGATAGAACTGCTAAAGATCCGGCGGTAATAAAAAGCCGGTTTGCAAAATTTAAAGATGTATATGACCCAAATATAATGGCTGGTATTACCGGCATGGGTTTGTTATCCCAGTTGGAAGGTGAGTAGCATGGAAAACGAAATAAACGAATTAGCCCAAAACCTCGAAGCTGAATTAAATCCTGAGGTAATGGGCGACGACGAGCTCCAAGGCATTCTTGGCAAAGAGATCGACGACGCAATCGATTACTCAGATAACTGGGTGTCACCGATTAGAGCGTCTGCCACCGAGTATTATCAGGGTAAACCTTTTGGTAACGAGGAAGACGGGCGCAGCCAAGTTGTCAGCATGGACGTACGGGATACCGTACAGGCGATTATGCCTTCGTTGATGCGTATTTTTAATTCTACTGACAGAACAGTTGAATATTCACCTCAGGGCCCAGAAGATGTAGAGGCAGCTAAGCAGGCGACAGAGTACGCAAACTTTATTATTAATAGAGACAATAATGGCTTTGTGGAGTTTCACGCTGCTTTTAAAGATGCGTTAATACGTAAAGTAGGTGTTCTAAAATGCTACTGGGACGACAGGACAAAATACGAGACACACGATTTAAGCGGTTTAGATGATAACGCGCTAAACGCTCTTATGTCTGACCCTGACGCTGAAGTTGAGATAGTTGCGTCTGAGCCTATGGGAGAACCTATGATGGATCAGATGACAGGTGAAATGATGCCGCCTCCGATGATGCACGCTGTTAGAATTACTTACACGCACCCAGACGGGCGTGTAAAATTAGAAGCTGTGCCATGTGAAGAATTTCTAATTTCTCGTGAGGCAAAATCTATCGAGCAAAGTGACTATGTTGCACACCGGCGTATTGTTACAGTGTCTGAGCTTGTTTCTATGGGTTATGACTTCGACGAAGTTTCATCATTAGCGTCAGCTCACGACGACATGAACACAAACGTCGAGAGAACTACACGTAACCCAGCCTTAGCTAATGAAATGAACGAGCGTGACGACGACGCAATGAAAAAAGTTCTATATGTCGAAAATTACATAAAAGTAGATTACGACATGGACGGCATTGCAGAGCTCAGAAAGATATGCACAGCCGGCGACGGTAATAAAATTTTAGCTAACGAGCCTTGCGGTATGGCCCCATTTGCATCGTTTTGTCCAGATCCAGAAGCTCACGACTTCTATGGTATGTCAATTGCCGACGCCGTCGCTGACATCCAGCGCATTAAATCTAACATCATGCGTAACACATTAGATAGCTTAGCCATGTCTATTCACCCACGAGTTGCCGTGACTGAAGGTATGGTCAATTTAGACGACGTTTTATCAACTGAAGTGGGCGCCATAATCAGGCAGAGAAGTGCCGGTCAAGTTCAGCCACTTTCCATGCCGTTTGTCGGCCAGCAAGCATTTCCAGTTTTACAATATATGGATGAAGTTAAAGAGGCTCGTACAGGCATATCTAAGGCATCTGCCGGATTAGATGCGTCAGCTCTACAGTCTTCCACAGCGGCAGCGGTAAACGCTACCGTTACGGCGGCGCAGCAACACATAGAAATGATTGCTAGAATTTTTGCTGAGACAGGCATGAAGCGCCTTTACGAAATTGTTTTATACTTAATAACCACGCACCAAGACGCTCCTAGGATGGTTCGCCTTACAAATGAATTTGTGCCAATCGATCCTCGTGTATGGAACTCCAACATGGACGTATCTATAAACGTGGCGCTTGGGCGTGGTTCAGATAGTGAGCGCATGATGATGCTACGCCAGATTGGTGAAATGCAGAAAGAGGCAATGCAAACTATGGGCGCCGCCAACCCACTTACTGACATTAATAAACTATCTAACACTTTAAAATCTATGACTGAGTTAGCTGGTTTTAAAGATACCTCACAGTTCTGGAGTGACCCAGCTCAATTTCAGCCTCCACAGCAAGAAGAAAAGCCGGATATTAATGAGCAACTTATTGCAGTTCAAATACAGCAAATACAGGCAGACATACAAAAGAAAGTTGCTGAGTTAGATTTAGAGCGCGAGAAAATGATTATGGAAGATGATCGTAAACGTGACGAGCTCGACGCCGAGCTGTTTGTGAAAGCTGAAGAAATGAGTGCTAAATATGGTTCACAGCTTAACGTTGAAAAGATCAGAGCTGACTTGGCTATTAACAGAGAGGTAATGAAAGCTCAGGCTGACATAGTTAAAGGGTCTATAGATGACGAAGAGTAAGCAACAAGTCATCGACGACGGCCGGTATGCTGAGCGTTTAATGGGCGACGTCGATTTCAATAGAATGCTAGACGAAATAAAAGGGGATTGCCACTTACAGTTTGAGTTAACTGACATTGGTGATAAGGATGGCCGCGAGGCTATTTATATGAAATTGCGTGGTGTTGAAGCCGTCAGGCAGGCGCTGCGTGCAATGGTTGATAACGCGAGTATTGAAATAAAATCAAAATAGTCGCATAATAGGAGATAATATTGATGTCAGAAGTCAACAACCCACAAGGGAATGATCTGCAATCAGCACAAAATGCAATTAGGCAACTACTTACGCCCGAAGAGGATAACGTAACGGAGCCGAACGCGCTTGAGGCCGAAGAGACACAAGAAGAAGTTGTCGAAGAAGCCGAAATGCCTGAAGAAGAAGTTTCTTTAGAAGAAGCTGAAACGGAAGGCGAACTTGAAGTCGAAGAAGAAACTGAAGAACTCGAAGACCAATCTTTTGACATACTTGCACATACTGTGGAGGTAGACGGTGAAGAGATTACAGTTGAAGAGCTCCGACGTGGAAACCTGAGACAGAAAGATTACACACGCAAGACACAAGAGTTAGCTGACGCAAAACGTAGTATGCAAGCTCAATTCGAAGAAGTCGAACGTGAACGTGCTCAGTATGCTCAACTACTTCCAGCTTTGGAAGAACGGTTGAACTTACCAGCGGAACAGGAGCCTGATTGGGATAAACTGTACGACACAGACCCCGTGATGGCAGCGAAAGCAGAGCGTCAATGGAATAAGCAGAAGGAAGAACGTAAAGGTCAACTGGATGCTGTACACCAAGAGCAAGAAAGAATGGGTAAAATTAACGAAGAGAGGAACGCGCAAATGCACGCTCGATACGTTGATGAGCAAAGACAGATCTTGCCTGACCTTATACCTGAATGGCGCGACGTTAAAGTCGCTAAACAGGAAGCTACAGAGTTACGTGATTTTCTCATAAACCAAGGTTTTACTGAGGAAGACGTAAGTGGACTAGCAAATGCTTCGCTTGTGAAGTTAGCTCGAAAAGCCATGTTATATGATCGAGGACAAACTCGTGCAACTAAGGCAAAGACTAAGCCTAAGCCGAAGTCCAAGACACTTAAAACGGGCTCTCGAAACTCACAGCCAAAACCGAAAGCGGCACAAACACAAGCGCTTCAGCGCGTAAAACAGACTGGCCGTGTGCAAGACGCAGCGGCTGCAATTAACACGTTACTAAGTAATAGGAGGCCATAATGGCTATTGTAGCAAACACATTTACGGGCTATTCGGCTGTAGGTATTCGAGAAGAATTATCTAATATAATTCAGAATATTTCGCCAGAAACTACGCCCTTCATTTCTAACGTTGGTTCAGAAAATGTGACCAACACTTACTTTGAGTGGCAGGAAGACTCGCTTTCCGCTGTTTCGACTACGGCGCAGATTGACGGTGATGATGTAGCATCATTTGCCGCTACAGCCGCGACTACTAGAAAAGGTAACTATACCCAAATTCTACGTAGAACCACAATCATTGCAGACAACCTTGCAGACCAAGACACCGCAGGCCGCACCAATGAATTAAGTTACCAATTGGCCAAGCGCGGAAAAGAAATTCGCAGGGATTTAGAGGCAACTATGCTTCTAAATAATGCAAGTGTCTCC